CATTGGCAGCACCCATAATATCTATCTTCCAAGAAAAACTCTTCTCCACATTCACATCTTGCAAGCGCCGGAACGCTGCATGATGATTTTCTCGTAACAACTCCAAGACTTTCTACTTCTTCTGGATGCTCTAAGCACCACATGAAATTCTTTTCGGACAGATTATTAAGAACTACCTTTCCATCCTTCCACGGAAAAGCGAACCCCGCCTCCGGATCATTCCGGAATCTGTATTCTAAGTTCAATTCCTCGTGATATTCTGTATGTGCCGGTCTAACAATTTCCATATCATACCCTTCCTCTCTTTAGAAATAACCTTCCAAGTCTATTCCGACCTTCCGGAGTTCCTCTCTATCAGTTCCAAGTTCATCAAAGAGATACCGCCAAAATTTTTCCATGCTGTCGAATCTTCCAGAATCAACACTTTCATGTTCAACGATAATATCTACTGCATTTCCTAAGAGGGTTCTTAACCTTTCCAACTCTGAAAGCTCACGAACCAGTTCGTAATCTTTTTCTTCTTTTTCCGTCAGAAGTTCTTCAAACTCAATCCATCCCCACGCTTCCCGGCTTATGTTTGTGACATATTTTCTTTCAGAAAAATTAACAATCTCACTAACTTTCTTTTCTGCCGGATAGGTTCCTGGCATAACTGGTCTCTGGGTACTGTAATATCTATACATTCTGTTTTACCTCCATCTTCTCAAAATCAAATATCCCAATACTCTGAATATATTTCTTTGTGGTCCGAATCCCACGCACAAACTGTTTTCCTTTAATGTACTGCCGGAGGTAATATCCGCCAACCAGCTTTACTACCTCCCATGTCTTATCCGGATTCCAACGATCCAGATAGAATGTTCTCTGTACGCTCACAATTACACCTCCTCAAAAAATGTATTCGCAATTCTCGCCACATCAAAGCAGATGCTTGTCAGCTCCTGATCTGTATTACTGTGTTCCATAATGTCCTGAGCGATTTCTACGATGTCTTCTGTGGTAATATTTTCTTTATCATCTGCCAGATCATACAGTAAATGGTTATATGCTGCATTGTCTCCGCCGGTATACCAGCGTTTTGAAATACAAAGTCTCCGAAGGGAATCTGCATTGATTTGTCTGATTTCTTTATATTCTTTCTTCATGGTTTATCCTCCTTACCGTTTGGTAATTTTTATCTTGCTATCATCTTACCTTACCGTTCGGTAAGTGTCAATCATTAAATTTATATTTGCGGAAATATTGTGGAAATAAACGATATGCTTTATATAAGGAAGGGACTGATTTTTGAGATATGCCTTAAAAGCCTCTGAAATGCTTCTGGATTGATTTTATCTTTTTGCCGAAGGAGATATTGAAAATTTCTGTGGAATCGACTGGGACTTGATATGTCAAAAAGCTCATTCATTTTTTGTGCAATTCGTACATTTTAGATGTGCGTGCAAAAGCAAGACCGCATACGGCGGTTTTGCGTATATTCTCTTTATTATTCTGGTACTGGTAATGGTAATGGTACTGGTACTGGTTACAGTGGATTTTCCTATGGACTGTCCGGCGGATTATCCGGCGGACGCAAGAAACAGTTGATTTTTCCCTGAAAGTGACATATTATAATCTAAGCTAAGAAATTGGATTGTGTTCCATGACAAAAGCGAACCCCCAGAGAGGCCAGTTTCTGGGGGTTCTTAAATGTAGGACAAAAAGATTTTTCAAGAATATTGCATTTCAGAATTGCGTATGCTATAATGCCAGTAGGCAAAAGGTAATGATAAGTCCATCCGGACAAAGAACGAAGCCCCCGACCGTGCGGTAACACAGTCGAGGGCTTCTTCTTTTCTTTTTACGGTGGCAAAGCACCCACCAGGCTATTTGTTGTCCTTATGGTCGCCGTCTAACCATTTGATGATGTAGTGGCAAACTACACCAGCCGCAACAGCGACTAAAAAGGTAATGATAACTTCCATCCCAACACCTCCTCCCGTTGCCAGGTGTAGGTAGGACAACATCCAAATTATACCACAGCTTTTTCGACTCTGCCACAGCTTTTTCGACAAATAAAAAGTCCCTCCGCCAGTTTCCCGACAGAGGGTTAAAATTATACTTTCTTTGCATAATCTAATGCAATCCATCCAGCTCCGCTTTTCAATCGTCCCCAAGTATAGCCATTAGCACTCTTCGTTTCAACGATAGTGTATACTCCCTTCGGGCAGAATCCGTTTTTCGCATAACCAGTTCCTGGACCTTTTCGGATATACAAGTCTGGAATATCGACTTTGTATGTTCCGGTTTTAGAATTAGAACCAGCAGAACCACTACCGTTATTAGAACTTCCTCCGCCAGATGTGGCTCCAACATAAGAGCAGTAGGCGCTGCTGATGTTGATCCAGCCAGCACCTGACTTGAGCCGTCCCCATGAGCCGTTTTTAATCTCCACAATGGTATAAGTTCCTTTGTTGGTAATAACTCCATTGATTCCATAGTTTGTTCCTGGGCCTTTTCGGATATTAAGGTCTCCGACATTGACCTTATACAATCCGGTTTTATAGCTTCCTGAACTTCCAGAATTGCTTCCTCCTCCGGAACTCCCACCAAGCTGAGATGTTACTCTACTTGCCACATCTCCCAATCGTGAATAAAGCCAATCTCCAGGGCAGCTTTTATTTGCGAACCAACGATGAACCGTCAGGACCATTTCATTTGCTTTTGGTTCATAATTGAGGGACTTGTTTTTGTCCGCAAACCAAAGCAGTGTTGTTTTTCCATTTCTCCGGCAAATATCTACGCAAAGTTCGATCAGTTTTTCATAAACCGCATTTGTCATGGCATATGGATCTTTCATGTCGCTGGCGCACTCTATTGTAACTGCCCGCTGATCGTTTGAATTACTAGATGAACACCAACTTCTGTTCTCCTCATCAACGATTAAACACACCCGACCATCCTTGCCAATGCCATAGTTGCAAGAAGCGCCTCTTCCAGCCGGAAAGCATCCTCCAATACTTTCAGCTGACAACTGCCCTACTACACAGTGAGGCGTAATTCTATCAATACGATGCGTGCGCCGTCCGCTATGATTCGGACTTTTAACTGTACAGTTTATTAAACTACTATTACTCATACTCATTTCCTCCTTGTCATACTGTGTCAAATTCCATCTTTCAATGAGGCTGCATAACTTATCTACATACGAAATATCCGTGGCGTAACCTCCACCCTTAATAAGCTGTGCAGCTTTTCTATAATCACGCTCTCCAGCTAAACCTTCATAGCGTTTTCTGTCTCCCCGCATCGCTCCGTTCAGGTAGCACGAATGATCCCTGATATTTGTCAATACATCTGGATATTTTCGGAAATCTGCTGTTACTGTATAAATAGTCCCGTCCGGTTTTTGCTCCTTTGTCTGTTTGGTATATTTACTTTTTCCATCCCATACAGACAGCCATGTGTTCCCAGATAAGCTGCATTTCATTCCGAAAAGATTGTTCGCTTTTACTGCCAGATCCGTGCTTCCGTATCCAGATTCCAGGCAAGCCTGAGCGATTGTTACGGAAGCAAGTATTCCGCTTTCCTGCATATCTTTTGAAGCCAATGGCCCAATTTTTGCAATAAAGTCTTTTTCCGTCATATCTTTTTACCTCATTCAACAATTCAGGCTCGGCGCAATACGCCAAGCCTGATATGATAATTACTGTTCATCATTTTGGGTTTCAATCAGATGGGTTGCACTGTTTTCAACATTTGCCGCATCGGTCAATCCTTCCCCGATGATGTAAGCAATCAGCGTTGCGCCTCCCATGATGATTGCAGTAACCTGAGTGATTGCGTTTTCCTGCGCTCCTCCAGCGATCATCAGCGGAGTAACAAAACCAACTACCGCTGCCCAAAATTTTCTACTTGTCAG